TAATTGTCTTAGTTTCTCTGGGTAAGCCTTGTAAATTGATTCAGGACGATTATCGCCTTCGCCGTATATTTCTGAACCAAATGTGTGGCTATCACCTATTGCTAATAATGTACTCATTTTTATTCCTTAAAAATGTAGCCATACTAGATCTTTGAAGTAAACAGGACCAAGTATTCAAATCCCTAAGTATGGCTACCGGTCATCAACAATTACTGTTGACGATTCCTAATCATCTGCAGGATGTCATCTGCGGATGCTTTACCAGTTTCATTAGAAGTGTTTTCGGCAGAAGCACTTACTGTTTCTGTTACTGGTTCAACTGCCGGTGCAGGTGCTACAGGCTCAGCCGCTGGTGCTGGTGCCGGAGTAGTTTCTGCTACTGGAGTTGCTGTAGCCTGAGCCGGTGCTGAAGGTGTTTGTACCTTAGCAGGTGCGGCCTGGCCAATAGGTCTAAAAAAGTTACCGTACTTATCGTTGTCGTAAAGTTCGCCATTTACAGAATCTTGGAACATGTTGTAAATAACATCTACTTCCTCTGCTGTCGGCTTCTTAGGTAAAAAGTCTTTAAGATCAAATAACCCATGTGTATCAACTGCCGCTAACTGTTCTTCACTTAGAGCAGATTCTTTTCTTGCCCATTTAGAAGTACTGTAGTCTGCATACTGACCTTTCATAGTTTTTGCTAATCTAAAATCTGTACCATTTACATAATCTGTTGGAATGTTTTCCATATCTGGGTCCATTAATGCACCCTTGATAATGTTGAATATTTGAGGTCCAATAATGAATCTTCTGATTGGATTCTCTGGAGTTGTATCCTCCTGAAGTGGACTATCTACTACAAATCCTTGGAAAATATAACTTCTTTTTTTCCAGTATTTGCGACCCATATCCTCTAGTGAAGGATCTTTGAACCAAGGTCTGATTTCGTTATGAACCGGACATTGTTCGCCCCACATTTCCATACAAGGTACTTGTACGGTTGTAGGTTTCATGTCGCCACCCTTTATGCCAGGGAACGATAAACGAATCATTTGTCGCTCTGTCCAAAAGAATGTGTTGTTGGGATCTCCGTCTGGAAGAAATCTTAGTGTAGCACTAGTGCCCTCTGAGATGTTCCAAAAAGGATAGATAGCATTATCGCCACCTGTTTGTGAACCGCCTGGTTTATTATCCATTGCGGCTAGTTTTGCTCGTATTTCAGCCAAATTTGCCATGTCTTTATTCTCCTATGTTGCCATGTTTTAAGTAAATTAATTTACCTATGTTGCCTATTATAATGCCTATTGAGGTTAAAGTCAACCTCTTTTTGCCATGTTATGTAATCTAATTTAAAATATCTTTTAAATTAACTTTACAGATATTATTTATTAATTTTAGACAATAGAGTCTAGTTTTTTGGTGAAATCAATAAATTCTACCAAATCTTCTGCTGTATTATCTTCAATCTTTTCGTTTACTTTACTGATTAACTTCTTAACCATGTTAATAGTAAACTCATCAAGTTTATGATCTTTTAGGATCTTACTTGTTGTGTTGTTTAAAAATTCCTTTAGTATCTTATCATCTATGCTTTCGCTAATTGTGTTTAATTTGTGTGCTATTTCTGATTTTACATTTGGAAATTCAACAACTTCTTCGTTAATTGCTGGTACACTGAATCTATTATTTTCTATAGAATTTTCAATGTAATCTGCAACTGAACGTTGAATATTAACTAATCTATTAATACTAGGAAATGCTGTTTGTACTGTATTGTCAACATGCTTTTCTGTAAATAGATTTGATAAATCTTGTTCTTCCTCGCTCAATGTCAATGTGTTCATTGCATCAATTGTATCTACTGCTTTGGCATAAGACTTTGCACCACTTAATTGTTTTAAGTTATGTCTCATTGAGGATATTGATTCTTTTGCAATGTTGACATATTCTTGATTATCTTCATTAACCAAACCTTTTCTGTCAACATATTTTACAAAAGATGTTAAATCTTGTAAGTTTTGTACCATTTCATTAATTGAATGACCTACTTGGTCAAAAGGATTACCGCCATTATGAACATGGCGTGCCATTGCTCTTGCACCTGCTAAACTTTTGTGAGGTAGTGCAAATCTTTCATCTGCTCTTTGAATAAAGATTTTAGATATCTGTCTGCTTCTAGCACCTCTTACTTCTTCATTTACCGGTTTTGCATGTCGTACCACAATCTTTACAGCATCAAGTGGTTGGTAACTAGTTTTAGTGCTACCATACATTTTTCCTAAACTTGCTTCTGTAACTTCTTTTTTCACTTTATACTCGTCGTGTTTTGGTGTTATATTTTTTCCATAAATTTTATATTTAAAACTATATAATCCATCGTGTGCTATATCCTTAACACCTTTATGTATTTTATTTATGACGTCTTGTTGAACAATTTTAGATCTACTTAATTTAAGTTCTTTTTCTTTTGGATCTATCGTAACCATTATATTAGGATCACTGCTGAAAAATCTTTCTGCATCTTTGACCTCTAAGGTATCATTTCCTTGAGCGTCCTTCAACGTCAATTTTAATCCATTGCCTTTGAGAAAATCAAATAATTTGCTATTAATTTCTGCTATATTGTTCATACTACTATTTATCTAAAAGAAGAATTATAAAACACCAATTGGCATAGGTCCACTGAAATCGTCGTCATCATTGATGCTTGTTTCTATTTCGTCATATATTGCATCTTCATATTGAGCAATATAGTTAATCATTCTCACCGTTACTAATGTTGCCATAACTAAGTCATCGCTACCGCCGGGTTTTGCCGCAAATGTTGTACCACGTGCCACAAATTCTTTTAATTCTCTAATAATATTTTTACTACGCAATTTGAGTTTACCGCTTTCTATAAGGCGTTTCATTGCTAGAGCACCTTCCATCTTATTTTTGTGATGTGTGTGATATCCTTTACGACCTTTTTTGCCTTGCACTTTGTTTGGTTCATGCAAGAATGTACCAGGGAAACTTTCTTCTCCTGTATCTCTAATCACTACTAGTGCCGCTTCACCTATGGCATTGTTTTCTACTGTCCAGTAAATTTCTGTAGCACCTTCGCTTTTTAGTTCTAATGCTATGTCTCGTAATAATTTAACTTGTCCTTCAATAGGTGTTTTGTTGTGTTGCCATTCGCATACTTGATTCATACTAGGCAAATCATAGCATACTATGGCGGCATTGTCTCCGCCTGTGCCTGTACTAGGATCTAATGTGATAGCATATATTTTGTTTGGATCTATCTTTTCATACCAACGTATTTGTCCACTACGCCTAATTGGATCAACTCCTTTCATATCAACTAATTTAAGAGAGTCTATAAGTGTTTCGTCGTATATAATAAATTCACATTCGTGTTCACGTCTAAATCTTTCTTCGCCAATTCTACTGCGTTCTGCTTTTGCCCAAAGTTCATCTCTGTCTGGGTGCTCTTGCCAATTAACACGGAATGCTTTAAATCCATTTGTGCCTACGTCTTGTTCTTCGCCATATTCGTCTACTTGTTGTATTGCTTGATGCCATATATTAGCAAATGTATCATCGTCACTATTTGGTGTGCTTGTAACAATACACTTACCGCCTGTACTTAATGTTGGTGATAGTGCTGTCCAAAACTCAGCCGCGATGCGTGGCGGTACGAATGCAAACTCATCTAAGTATACCAATGAAAGCGACATACCCCTACCGGTATTTTCAGTTGTTGTAGCACTAACTATCCTACTACCATTATCAAAACTCAAACTACCTTTGTTGTATTCTGTGACACCTGCTCTAATATGATCAGGCACACTTTCGTATGCATACCTAATACGTTGCATAATCTCTTGGGCACCTGTGTGTTTATGTGCCGCTACAAGTATTGTGCTGTCTGCTACAAACATTGCATACCAAAGTAAGTATGCGGCCGCACATGTTGTTTTACCTGTCTGTCTAGGTAACATATTGATGCTGTAACGATATTGAGAGTAGGTATGTATTAACCTTTCTTGGAATTCAAAAGGAGCAAAATCTATGCCGCCTTTTGTAGGGTGTTGTATTTTTACAAAATTATTCATAAAATATGCAGGACCGTTTAGTGGATCCATACAATTTTGTAACTGAATGATTTGATCTTCAGTGAATTTTTGCTTTGCAAATGCTCGTTTGGTTAAACTGTAATCCTGCGTTCCTTGTGGCATACAGTTATTTATGTAGGTTTTGGGTTAAAAAAAGTGTTTACAGGCTTTTGTAACGGTTCATTAAGGCGTTTAATATTTCTTTTTTATCTCCGCCTACTGGATCATACCCCATTGATTTGTTTGGAATAATCTTTAATTTCATCTTAGTAGGCTCTGGACCTTCGTCATCGCCG